TAAAATTTTAGTCATTATATGTTAAATCCATATGTTCTTATTTTTGTTGTTGCACTTACTGATCCATTACTAAGACCAATTTTAAATCTGTCGTATGAGGTAGTATCAATTTTTATAGCAAGAGTATGAGCTTGTTGTGCTGCATTATCAGTTGCATTTCCAAAATTTAATTTAGAAAGTATGTGAGTATTTCCTGCTGTATAAGGATTAAATACATCAATATAACCTGATGGCATCCCTTGATTAGAATTTGATTTATAATTATTACTATTATCATTACCAAATAATTTTATTGAACTATCACTTGAATCATAATCATCTTGTGCATTACTTCCTCTTAATCCAATAGTATTTCTTTGATAGCCAGTTACTACGCCACTAGAAGTTGCTAATTGAAAATATAAAGCTGATGGTTCGCTAAATTTAAATTGATCAAACATAATTCTATAACTATTGTAAGTAGCACTAAAAATTGCTCCAGTTTGAATATTTGCAACAACTCCAGAAGTTACACTTTGAGTATCTAATAAAACCATACCACCTAATCCAGATACAAAATTAGCTCTTGTCATCTTTCTTAATGCAGAAGCAGATGTATCGTGAATTAATATTGTGTCGTCTGTTGCAATAGAAGTTTCTGCTGTTTGTCCAGTAATAACATTTACATTTAGATGTTCATTTTCAACAGCACCATCTGCAATTTTAGCTTCTGTTATTGCATCTGCTGCAATTTTTGCAGTTGTCACATTTAAATCTGTAATTTTAGCTGTTGTAACAGCGTCGCTTGCTAATTCTGTAGTGCCCACCGATCCTGCACCAGGTTTATTTGTTGCAGTTGCTCTACCTAAGAATACACAATACATTTCGTCTGTGCCATTTGTTAACGCTGCGGATAGTGTAAGGGTAGTGCCCGATGCAGTATATGCTTTGCCTGATCCTGGCTCTTGAACTACGTTGTTCACTACTAGCCGGATATCATTTTCGTTATTTACGGAATGATCTAAAGTATACGCAGTTTGAGAATTGACAATAGTAAATACTTGTCTCTCAAAACTTATGAAGCTTCTTGCTGGTGCGTTTCCTAAATAGGCCATGAATCTCCTTACGTACTAATTGCATCGACAACAGACATCCAAACACTTAACGAACTTGCCGTGTCGGACTGTGCTTTTACCACGTCTCCCGATTCAATCACTATTTTACTTCCACCGTCTATCAGTTCTAACGATCCGCCGCTGACAATCGGTGCATTTTTAATTAAGTAGTGGTCTTGAGAACCACCTGTTACTGATGATGTAATAAATACATCTGCATTTATTGTTGATGTTGTTGTATTTGCTAAACGTATAGAAATTATTGCATCATCAGAGTTACTTGTATGTACTGCTGTTGCTGATGTTCCTACTGCATTCAAACCGTATCTTTCAAAATCTTGTGCCATATTACTCCTTTACTATAAGGCGATTGCCATTGCAACCGCAAATCCTGCTGATATTCCTGCTGTGCCTGAAGACGCTGACGTAAGTCTACCTTGTGCATCAACTGTTATACTTGCTGTAGTATAACTTCCTGCTGAAACAGCTGTGTTAGCTAATTTATCTGCCGTAACAGCGTCATCTGCAATTTTTGCTGTGCTTATTGCACTATTAGCAATTGTTAAAGCTCCACCTGATGCTATCGTTGCATCACCAGATACTGCTGATTCTTGATAGCTTGTGCCATCTGCAACTAATATTTTAGCAGATGTATTGTCAGGCATTCTTAGTTGAGACCCAACTGTTAAATTTCCGTTTACTCTATTAGATACAACATTAACAAAATTACCCATGTAAGCGTGAGACGAACATTGATAATATAAAATGTTTGGTGTATTTGCATCTACAGCGATTTGTGTGTATGCACCAGAACTACCCGGAGTTCCGTTTGTAGTTACATTAGTTGTATATGCCGTAGATTTATCTGCCTCTAAATAAAATCTTAAAGGGTGACTTGAGTTAGTAGAATCAGATTGATCAAATCTATAGTAATATGGATATGATGAATCTGCTCCAGATAATGTTATTGCTGGAGATTCTAATCCATCAAAATAATAAGCATTGGATGATGCTCCTCCTGCACTTTCGTACGGATGATTACCTGATTTAGCAGCTACCGTAACCGTGATAACTTTTGGTGCAGATGATGAACCATACTCTTCTGGTGTAGGTAAACCTATTTTTGCACCAGGCACTGTACAAAATACTTCTTTAGTTCCTGCAGAAAAGTTTACAGCAGCGTCACTATTAGAACTCGAGATAATGTAAGTTCTAGTTAATGTGCTTGCTCCTGAATTTAAAGTTCCAAAACCAACTTCAAACTCTGCAGTTCCAGTAAGAAATATACAATAGTATGTAGTGTTGCTTCCACCAATACCTGCAGAAAAAGTTTCAAAACCTGTTACTGCACCGGCAAGTGTAAACGCACCTGTTCCTGTAGTTGTACTAGTTTCTTTTACCCTGTCGTTTAATTTAAACGCCATTTATTTTTTCTCCTATTACGATGCTAAACTTATAATAGCATTAGCTGGTGTTCCAGTAGCTGGGAATACTATTTTAAAGTCTCCGTTTGTAGCAGTCTTTGTTCCACCAAAATCTAACACAACACATAATTTATCACTGTTGGTGTCATTGTATATTGCACCAAAAGCTGCTGAGAATGTTGCACTAGAGAATGTTAAATCATCAAAATCAACAAAAGATGTAGCACCTGTTGTAACCGATTGGTTTTGTAAAACAAGACCAGTAGTTGTGTAGTTACTACCACCTGATGCACTAACTTCATTAGTAGTTGAGTATGCTGTGCTTGATGTATCGTATGGATTAGACGTGTACAAAGCTAATTTAAAACTGTTTCCACCACTTGCAAAGTTATGCGTGCCAGAAAGTAGTTCACCTTTAAATGCATTTGGTATTACGTTTGCCATTTATTATCTCCTTATTATGGTGATGGTGATTGCAAAGGAGTACGAATAACACCATCTTGGTATTCGTCTCTGCGTCTACGACCCATTTGCTCGACCGCATACGATTGTAAAGCTCTTCTGTAAGATCCTTCGTAGTATTGTAACATATCTGCTGGACCTTTCAAGTATCCATATGCTTCTACAAGACAAGCATATAAAAGTAAATCTTGATATTTATTTGAAACATACGTTCCATTTGTGGCTGCTGCAGCTCCTGTTGGCTGTGTAGTATCTGTTATACTAAAAGGTTGTTTTACATATGCTAATGTTATTTCATATTGAGCATTTGGTGTAGGTGCTACAACCCAAAAATTAGCATCCCAATTAGCATAATACTTAGGAATTCCTGATTGTGTTGCAGGAGTATCGTAGTAAGTTGCCATGTAACTAGCGTCTTTTTTTTCAAGAAAAGTTTGTACATTTGGTGTAACATTTGTATCTTTTAATTGAACGTATCTAATACTTCTAAGATCTGACGGTATTGTAACATACCTGTTCCCGGTAACTAAAGTTGATGTAGCGTAAAATCTATTGTCATCACTATCAGCATCTCTGTATATTCTGTTCTCTCCATTTTTAATTATAGTATCTAAAACACTATCTGATAAAACTGTACTATCTACTTCAGTATAGTTTCTAATATCTGTTTGTAAATTAGATAAAGTGTAAGCCATTACTCAACGCCTTTTTTATGTTTTTTATTTATCTTATCTTGTTTACGGCTTGTAACTTCCTCGTACAACTCAAGATGTTCGTCCTGTTCTGGACAAGCACATTGTTTAATACCGAATATTTTACAAATAAAATTTTTTATTTTTTTTATCATGCTGTTATTGTAACTGGTCCTGCAGACACAGTTGGTCCTCCTGAATCCTCTGTTATACTAGGTGTTGCACCTAATGTAAATGTATACTTATCAGATGTTGTTACTGTTATACTAAAACCACTAGAATTTTCATATGTTGTAAAAGCGACTCCGCCCGGACTACCTAAAACATTTCTAAATCTTACTGTATTACCTGTTGATCTACCATGATTTGGCTCTGTGACTGTAATCGTTTGTGATGATGCAGTTATTGAAAATGGATTATTACCTAACATTGCAGCAACCGCAGGTTCATTTCTTCCAGGTCTTACATGTCTTAGTGATATTGCATCACCATTCATAGGCTTTGGTTCTAATTGTGGTTGTTTTGGTTCAAACTCTGACACGTGAACAAAGGCACCATTCCATTCTCTAACCATTTCTTTGTATGGAAACTCCATGCCTGATCTGTCAGATATTGCTTTTGCATATTTACCTGTTGCGTATTTTGCCATTATTTTTTACCTTTTTTCTTTTTCTTCTTTTTACCACCGGGTCCCAAAGGTTTATCTATTAAACCACCTTTTTTCTTTTCATTTTTTCTTCTCTCCAATTCATCTAAAGCTATTTCTCTAATCGCTTCATCTGAATTATTTATTATAGACTCTAAATTTTTTGTGGTGTATTGACCTATGTTTTTTTTAAACTCACCTGGTTTCATTTCACCATAATCACCTACTTTAAGTTTTGTTGTCATTATGTACCTGGGTAATAAGCTTTAGGTGTAATGTACGTACTTGAAGCTGACCCATCCTCCGCTAGTGCTCTTTGTAATTCATCCTCATAAACTAGTTTCATACCTTGCATTAATTGTGGTGCATACTTCATTGATAAATAATATGCTAAACCTGAAACCATACATGGTACAAATCTAAAAG